AAAGCACAACCAACTGTTCCAATACGACAGTTAAAGATTCTCCCTTTTGGTGAGAAAAATGAGTGGGACTTGCAAGCAAAGTATAGTATAGGTAATGTTGGAATTAAATCCGCAGGAGAACATGAAGCTCGTGGTGCTACAGAGATTGATCCAAACGTATTTGAATAATGCTGGTGTAGCTCAGTAGTAGAGCAGTTCACTTGTAATGAACAGGTCGTGGGTGCAATCCCTACCATCAGCTCCAAGGAGATGTTATGAATATTAAATTAATAAAATTAACCACAACCGAAGAATTAATTGGTGAGTGGGATCAAGAAAAGAGTTCAATTATAAATCCAGTTGTAATGGTTCCTGTATCAAAAGACAAAGTTGGTTTTCAACCATGGGTCCCGTTAGCTGAGGAAGATGAAGTATTTTTAAAAGAAGAACACATTATGGTAGTATTGACACCTGACTCAAAATTACAAAATGAATATAATAGGGTTTTTGGTTCGGGACTTATAATGCCAGAGGAAAGTGGATTAGTACACTAAGTAATTCCTTGTTTGTTTACCCTTTTTGTGAGATAATTATATTATGAAGTTTTACACCTATATTGGAATGATACGCAACAAGATATATGTACGAGAGTTCTCTGGTAATGAAGAACATTCATACGCAGAGAATTTTCAACCCACCATATTTGTACCAGCCCCTTCGGATAAATGTAATTATAAAACCTTAGATGGCCAGCAACTAGCCAGTCTTCAGTTTGATGATATAGCATCGTGTAGAGATCATATAAAACAATATAAAGGAGTTGCGGAGTATCCTATATATGGTAATCCTAATTATATAATTCAATATCTTTCTGAGAAGTATTCAACCAAGTTCCAATGGAACATGAACAAGATTAGAATCTATACAATAGATATTGAGGTATCAGCTGAAGATGGATTTCCAAATATTCAATCAGCTGCATCTGATGTTACAGCAATCACAGTTCACAATAGTTCGACAAATGAATACCACGTTTGGGGAACGGGTGGTTATATTCCACACGACCAGACAAAGAAAATTTTCTATAATGAATGTGATGATGAAGATGATTTGTTAGAGAAAGATTTCTTCAATGGTGGGAAACTAATTATCCACATATTGTTACGGGTTGGAATTGTAAGTTCTTTGATATTCCCTATCTAGTTAATCGTATTAATTATCTTGGCAAGAAACCATCAAGACTATCTCCTGTTGGTATTTTGAATGATAGAAATGTTGTGATAGCTGGTAGAGAAAATCAGTTCTATACTATATTTGGTATTTCTACATTAGATTATATTGACTTGTATAAGAAGTTCACATACAAAGTTAGAGAATCATATCGTTTAGATTACATTGGTTCAGTAGAGCTTGGATTGAAAAAGGTTGAAGTTGAAGATGTACAGGGATATGATTTGTATAAAACAAATTACCAGAAGTTTATTGAGTATAATATTCGTGATGTTGAGATTGTAGAGAAGCTTGAGGAGAAGATGAAGTTGTTGGAGTTGGTTATCACTCTGGCATATGAATCCAAGATTAACTTTGAAGATGTATTTTCTCCTGTGAGGACATGGGATGCTATTATCTATAACTTCTTAAAGAAAAAGAACATTATTATTCCACGACCAGCAGAACAAGTTGAACGTAAAGATATTATTGGAGCTTATGTCAAAGAACCACAAACAGGATTACATAAATGGGTGGTAAGCTTTGATCTCAATTCTCTATATCCACATTTGATTCAACAGTATAATATAAGTCCCGAAACTTTATATGGTGGAGTTGTGTGTGCTGATTCTAAAAATATTGGAGTGACAGGATTATTAGAACAGAAACTTGATACAGATTATCTTAAACAAAAAGATATTACACTTACACCAAATGGTCAGCATTTTACTTTAAAGAAAAAGGGATTTCTTCCAAAGTTAATGGAAGATATGTATAATGAACGAGTAGAGTTTAAGAAAAAAATGTTGCAGGAGCAACAGAAATTGGAGGATGGTAACTATACAAATAAACAAACAGTCGTTAATAACATATCAAGATGTAATAACATCCAAATGTCTAAAAAGATTTTGTTGAATAGTGCCTATGGTGCATTAGCTAATCAACATTTCCGTTATTATTCACTTGAAATGGCTGAAGGTATCACAACAGCAGGACAGCTTGCTATTCGTTGGATTGACAAAAGTATAAATACATATATTAATAAACTTCTCAATACTGAGGATGTTGATTATGTCGTTGCTTCAGATACGGATAGTATATATGTCACGTTTGACCGATTGGTTCATCAAGTGTTTAAGGACACAGATGATGCTAACAACACTACAAAGATTATCACCTTCTTGGATAAGATTAGTAAGGATAAAATTGAACCTTTTATTAATCGCAGTTATGAAGCTCTTCATTCGTATGTAAATTCATACGCACAAAAGATGCAGATGGGCCGTGAAGTTATTGCAGATAAGGGTATCTGGACAGCAAAGAAAAGATACATACTTAATGTTTATGATTCAGAAGGGGTAAAGTATAAAGAACCTAAACTCAAGATTATGGGCATTGAGAGTGTACGCAGTTCCACGCCCGAATGGTGCCGAGATAAAATTCAAGAGTTGATTAAGATTATTATTAATACTGATGAAGAAACGGTAATACAAAGTATTGCTGATTATCGTGAAGCATTTAATCATTTGTCTTTTGACCAGCTTGCATTCCCCAGATCAGTTCGTGGTATCGAAAAGTATTCTTCCACAAAAAGTATATATAGTAAAGGAACACCAATCCAAGTGAGAGGGGTTTTGCTATATAATCATTTGTTGAAACAACATAAACTTACCAAAAAATATCAATCAATTCGTGAAGGTGAGAAGATTAAGTTTGCATATTTAAAAGAACCAAATATATTACATGAGAATGTGATTTCTGTTTCTACTCATCTTCCAAAAGAATTTAGGTTGGAGAAGTATATAGATTATGATTTACAGTTTGATAAAGCCTTTCTTCAACCAATTAAAAATATATTAAATGTGATTGGTTGGCAAAGTGAAAAGCGAGGTAGTTTAGAATCTTTTTTTTAAGGAGTTTGTTATGTCAGTAAATAATATTGTTAAACATTTAATAAAGGTGACTGAAAATGATTTTGCAAGCGTTGTGTCAGCTGGTATTGTTGGAGATTGTTCTACTTTTGTTGATACAGGGTCATACAGTCTAAACGCATTATTGTCTGGTTCTCTATATGGTGGAGTGCCATCAAATAAGATAACGTGTTTAGCAGGCTCTGAGGCAGTTGGTAAAACATTCTTTGCATTAAGTATAGCTAAGAGTTATTTGGATAAAGATAAGAAGAATATTATCATTTACTTTGAGAGTGAAGGTGCATTGACATCTGATATGATTAAAGAGAGAGGATTAGACCCTGATAGGTTTATTGTATTTCCAGTTGCAACAGTAGAAGAATTTAAAACACAAGCAATCAAAATAATTGAGAATATGGATAAAGACTATCAAGTTATGATTTTTCTTGATTCACTTGGTAATTTATCTACACGAAAAGAGATGGAAGATTCGTCAAGTGGTTCTGATAAAAGAGATATGACAAGAGCTCCAGCTGTTCGTTCAGCATTCAGAACCCTTGCGTTGAAACTTGCAAAGGCAAACATTCCACTTATCATTACAAACCACACTTATGATAAAATTGGAAGTTTGTTTCCAACGAAAGAGATTTCTGGTGGTGGTGGAATCAAGTATGCAGCTTCTGTTATTGTAACACTTGGTAAACGAAAAGTTAAAGATGGAACTAATGTCTTGGGAAATATTATCAAGATGAAACTAGTCAAGGGAAGACTGACTAAAGAAGAATCAATTACCGAAACTAAGTTGGATTATAAGACAGGTCTGGATAAGTATTATGGTTTGGTTGCACTTGCAGAAAAGTATGATATCTTCAAGAAAGTATCAACCAGATTTGAAACACCACAGGGTAAAGCATTTGAGAAAACTATTGTGAATGATCCTGAGAAATATTTTACCAAAGATGTTATGGAGAAACTTGAAGTAGCAGCTAAGAAAGAATTTTCATACGGGTCGGCTGAATGATTACGTTTCCAAGAGAGAAAGTAGCAGAAACAAATAGAACTTTCAAAGCATGGAAAACGTATCAGGCTATGTATTTACATTTTACTGGTTCTTATGATTACTTCAAGTATTATGGAAATGCCTCATGGGGTACTATTGCATCAATGGAGAAGTCCTTTGCTAAGTTTGAACATCAAACCGGGTTCTCCTGGCAACGTGGTTTCTTTACATCACTTGGTAAGAAATATGTTGTTGAGTTAGATTTGATATATTATTACTTATCTCAAATAACTAGGCAAGATGTATCCAACAGAGTTTTTGGATGATTACTTTATTGACTATAAGAATAAGATGGAAAGCTTCTCACTTCATCTTCAACGCAATATGAAAGTAGTTGTTGAATATATGAAAGAGTATAATCTGAAGTTCAATGAGTTGTTTGAGTCTGAAGGAATTAATCATCCTCCAATATTAAAGCTTCTATTAGGAGATGATATTTCATTAGAAACTTTTACAGTTTTAGATATTTGTTTAGATTTTACAAAAGCACTAGATAAGAAATTGATAGACCCCATATGGAGAGATCAAAAAACTTTATGTTATAATTACAAACCATTTTTAGAAGTTAATGTGGATGAGAAACGTAAATTGATAAGGAAGGTGTTGGATGAAAATTGATTTTAAAACAGGCAAAGTAATATACACAGATTATTTGAATGAGGATCCTGAAGAAGTAAAGCAATCAATTGAAAATATGAAGATAACAGATACGCCAGAAGATGATCCTAACGAACCACTTTTTTCTTATACCATTCATAAAGGCTTAAAGTATGGAAGATTGAAATATATGTTTTATTGTTTCTTGTTGATACTGGATGGTATAGTTGGTATTATTTCTTTGGGCAAGACACAGAGTATTATGGCTAGTAAGTTTTTATTATCAAAATGGATTATGGAGGGTTGTGATGGATATAGACAAGACGGCAGTTAATTATAATTCAAGTCCCTTATATAGATTTTTATTGCAAGAAGGCAAATTCAAAGGTGTAGAGTTTTACTTTAAGAATGTAGAATTAGACCATCACAATACTCCTGGCTCATTTGATATATCTTATGGATATGAAATCATTGGTGGAAACTATAGAAATGATGGTTGGGAAGAAGATATGGAACATATGAATAGAATTGTTAATGAAAAAAATAAAGATCAGTTTGAGGTTGAGATTGGTAAGATACTTAAAAACTTATTAATCTTAAACGACCCGAGAGTGATATTACACAAAGGAAAGGATGCATGAGAATAGAACAATTAATACTTGAGAACTTAATATATGATTCGCAGTATGCAAGTCTAGTAGGTGTATTTTTAAAACCAGAATACTTTAGAGCTCATCCAGAGAAAGTAGTATTTGGAGAAATACAAGAACATATAAAAGAATATAACAAAGCACCAAGTGTTACATCCCTTGCAAATATTATTTCAGATAGAGATGATTTGAACGAGAACTTGTTTAAGAATTGTTTAGAAATTCTGAAAGCATATAAGAAAAAGAGTGATGACACAGAATGGCTTATACACGAAACAGAGAAATGGGCAAANGATGCAGCTNTCTATAATGGTATTGTAGATTCGATTGCAATCTTAGAAGGTAAAGATAAGAACAAACCAAAAGACGCAATACCAGATATGTTAACTGATGCACTTGCTGTATCTTTAGATACAAGTGTGGGACATAACTATATTGATGATGCTCCTGAACGATGGGATTATTATCATAAGAGAGAACAGAGATATCCATTTGGGATTGAGATGTTAGATAAGATTACGGGTGGAGGAATATCACCAAAAACTCTTACAGTATTTCTTGGTGGAACTGGTTCTGGTAAAACATTAGTCAAGACACATTTAGCATCTCAATATATCAAACAAGGGTTTGATGTTTTGTATATTACAATGGAGATGGCACAAGAGAGAATAGCTGAGAGAGTTGATGCTAATCTTTTGGATATTGA